CATTACATTTTGCGAAGGAACTGTTTTAGCCGAAAAGCCAATCTTACTAGTGTTTCGTCTAGTGCCATTAAACAAACCTATTAACGCTTTCTTAAAACTTTCATTTTGATTATATTTTTTAAAATCTCCAAGTACAACCATTGGATCAATGCCGTTTTGATAGGTAACTTGAAGCAAACTAGATGTTAAACTTTTTGCCGCTTCTTTATTATTATTTGTTCTTGTTAAGAAAAACGTATATACTGCATCATATTGATCAGCACTTACTGGTGATTCGGTATTATAAAAGTTTTCAAAATATTGGTCTTGGCTTTGGTTACTATTTTGTGGTTGGGGGAGATTAGTTGTCATTGGCAGTCCTTTTACACATACGGAGGTTTAGTTACTCTTACGTTAGTACTAGACAGAGGAGGATATGACTTAATAAATAGCTGCTGTTCTGCCGGAGTTAAGTTATCTGGGATTACCGGATTAATAATAGTTTCGGCTACGTCTTTCTGTCCTGACGTAAATGCTGCCGGTACGTCTACTGAATTTTGACCAAGACTCGAGTTAGTATTGTTAGTCAACAAATTGCTGCTACTAATATCTGTTCCGTTGCTAGAAACGTTACTACTATTAATTATAATATTAGTAGTCGTAGAACGACCATCTGTTACAGCAAATCCTGAATTTTGAGAAGTATCATTTAACGGTAAGTTCGAATCCGGAAAAGTAAATTGTTCGTTTTGAGGGGATTGAATTACTGTAATACGTTTACTTTGTTCATATTGTCCTATATTAGCTGAAGAATTACTGTTTGAATTGGTTTTAGAAACATTTCCCGAAACTAAGTCTATGTCAGGTCCATTAATAGATGATCCTGGGTTTGTTAAGTTATTAGACTGTATTGAAGTATCCGGTACAGTAGTTTGATTGTCTGCACTTTGCCTAATAGATACATTACTCATTCTTGCATTTAAATTTGTTTCTTCAAGCGAGCTTTTGTTTTGGTCATAATTTTCTAGATTATTTTTTCCAAAATCTGATATTTGATCATTTGTGCCTGCACTGTAAATTACATTTTCATATTCAATTGTTAACGACATTGACATTGTTTTTGCTGCATCGCTATAATCATGATCGCTAAATTGTGCACTATTAATCACTGGGTTTACTAATAGCATTTTGCTATATTCACCGTTACCCATGCTAAATATTTCAATCTTATTAATAAAAGGCAAACTGTTACCATTGTCAAGACCATATCGTCTATTTAGGCTATAATTTGCATAAACATCATCAATATTCCAAGTACTGTTAATTGAATGATTGCTATCGGCATTATAATGTTGATTATATGCAATCCACATATTTCTGATGTTATTAGCAATATCATCATGAAATTCTAATTTAATAGGCTGGTAAACAACACGTTTATTTATAATACGTTTTCTATTATATTGATTAAGTGTTTCTGTTTCAAATTGGGTTTCAGGAAGGTCTGCTGATTTTACTAAAACACTAATATCTTTAGTCTCAATTCCTCGAAGCCTCCCAAGCAAGTTGTTAAAGGAAAGGCTAACATGAAAATTGAACCCGGCATACGGTGTTTTTGTATATCCGGGTTCTTGTGTAAAGGTTTTTGCTGCATGATGGTAGTCGCGAAGAGCAAAACCTTGATTTCTTGGACTATTAAGATCGGCCATTTATGTCTTTCGTTAACCTGTTGAGTTAACACCTACTGTTCTAGTTACCTGAGTACCTACGCCGTCGCCATCTGGTTTTTGCAAAGCATTATCAAATCTTAATGTCATGCTAATAGTTACAGGCTCACTAGTGTTATACGCTAGTTGATTATAGTTTACATTCTGAATAAAACATCCATATAGTTCCCAAGTTTCTAAAATACCTGGCTCAGATGTACCATTTCCACCGTCGAGCATTTCAAATTTGGTTTTAAACTTATAGTCCATGCCGCTTGCTGCACTGGCTTGTTCAAAGAAGTCAAACTGTCTTTGTAGTTGTTCGCCAACAAGTTTACTAACGTTTCCTGCTGCGTCATCACGAAGATTAACTGTAACATCTTGCCATGTATGACGTCCAGCAAGTCTTACTTTACTGTTATATACATCTAATGTAATATCATCAAAATCGACTTGTGGTCTTGCTATATCAATAACTTGCTTAGTTAATTCGGTTGTTGGTTTAGATACACCAAAGTTTTCAAACAGTACTCTAAAACGATACTGTAACTTTGGCATCAATAGTCCCTGAGCGCTTGCACTCTGATCTGTTGCAACAGGAACTGTAAATCTATTCAAACTTGCGACTGCCATTTAAATTTCTCCTAAAACTTTTTATAATAGTATTTATCTATTTCTTCAAGACAATTTCGTCCTTGTTCTTAGGTAGTTTTATAAAAAGCCAAGAAAAAACCCCCTGTTAGGGGGGTTTTAGCTTACTATTGTTATATTTTTTTAGCTTGAAATAGTTCCAGTATTTTGAATTCTAACCGGGATGTAAATAAATTCAACAGCTTTAACTGGCTCAATTGCAACATCAATGTATAGTTCGTTACGATCAATACGAGCTGGTGTGTTATTTGAGTCATCGCAAACTGCCAAATAATCATATAGTGCACGTTTTGCTACTAAATCATTTAAGAAACTATCAATTACCCCTTTGACTTCATCTCTGGTAATTTTGTCATTTGGCTCAAACAAGAACGGGCGCACTATTAAATCAAGTTGCAATCTTATAAACGCAGTAAGTCTAGCAACATTGACTCTGTCAATCGAACTAGGAACAGCGGCTCTAGTTTTTTGTCCAAATGCAACAATTCCAGTTTGTGAAGTTTGTACCAATGGGTTGACTCGGTTTTCGTAAAGTGTATCTCTTACACCTTCACGTACACCAATTGATATAAATTCTCCGTTACTGGCTAGATAACCCAATCTTGTTGCATTATCTATTGTGCCGCGGCGTGTACCAGCTGGTGCAAACCATGGATAGCTAATTTGGTCGCTGCGGATCATCATACGCATGACAGCATAACTACTTGGCATAGCAACACTATTTCCGCTTAGGTCGGAACCTAGTACTGCTGGATACCAAACACCAACATAAGGATCTGACGTTACTAGTGAATTTTCACTATCAACACCGTCAAGCTCTGAGTTTGCTAACCAATTTGTTAACGCAGTACCTTCGCTTGCTACACGCATAGGACTATCGCCGACTACAAATGCAGTTTGCTTTCTATCGTTATTTAACTGAACCATATTTGATATTAGTTCAGGGTATCCTGGTGCAGCAATTAGGTTAAACTGACGCTGTTCTTCACGAATAGCTGTATTACCGTCGATAGCCGCTTTCATGGCATTAGCAATAACATTACGTTGTGGTTTGCGTCCAAAAAACGCATGGCCATTTTCTCTTGATCCACTAATCGATACCCATGTATTTTTTTCAGTCGGTAATGTTTTGTCAGCGTAGTCAATTCCGTTAAAGTAATTAACACGATACTCTTTAACATTAAAGCTACTTCGTCTTGTATTAATTAGCAACATTCCCCTTGGGTACAAGGTAGAAGATGGTGCGTCAAGATCTAAGTAATCATTAGTTAACAATGATTTTATAGTAGGTATTGTACCAGAATTTACATCTGTAGTACTATCTCCCATAAATCTTGCATCAGCAAATAGAACACCGTTTTCAGTTGTTTGGTCAGCTGTATTAATTTCTACCCATTGATCAACTGAGGAAATTGTTTCATATCTGTAAATCTTAGGATAATTTTCTAAATCAGTTGTGTCGACCCAAAGATCTCCATATGCTAATGCTGACTTGTCACTTTGTTGTGTTGGTGCAGTTGCACTAAAAATTGGTCCATTAGAATCAGTGTTGCTTAGATTAAAACCTCTTGCATCAGTAGTTACGTTTCTGTAACCTTTCCAATTGGTACCGTCGTGAACCATAACATCTGCTTCGCCAGTTTCACCCCAATACCATTTTTGTTTATTTACAGGATCAATGCCAGGAGCATTTGCACTAATTGTTATATCAGTGACTCCCCAGTTACTAATAATAAGATTACTATACGCATCTGCTCTAGCGTAATCGCTACTACTAGTAATGCCAGCATCAGCAAGAGGAGTACCGCTTGCTTCTGCTAGTTCAATAACACCGCCTGCGGTATGAGAAATAGCAACTTCGCCTGTTGCAATAACCGATGCACTAATATTAGTTAAGTTAGCAGCAAGAATATCTTCTACTAAGCTAGCTGCAGTAGTACCAGTTAATGTAATAGTTGTTGCAGCAGGCATTGTTGACGAACCAACTGTACTTGCACTAATAGTAAAACTTTCGCCAATTGATAAAACTGGATCTGCTGTTGAACCTACAACTGTAGTAGCACCAGTTGTTAACCTGTCAAGTACTTTGTAAGTCAATGAATCAGCAGAGGTTGTATCATATTGTACAAATGCTGTACCAACAGCAATGCCACTACCGCCTCTTAGAGGATCATATACAGCATTTGCGCTTTGGTCGTTTTCGTACAATGGTGCACTGACTAATTCCCAGCTACCAGTTAGTTCGTTATAACGTTTTACTGAAAAACTTGCACCGTTATTAACGGCTGTCGTTTTTACCCACACACTTTGACTTGGTCTAGATTGACTGTCACCTGATTTCCATTGTGGAATACTAGTATGTGCACTTTGTTGTACCGCTGGACGATAATATGTACT